GGAAAGGAGAGCTCCCCCGATTTCTCGGAGGTTTTCTCGATCAAATCTTTGACCGTAGTACTGGTGTGTTACTTGATAATGTCTGTATTGACTCGATCCGATCAGTTATACAACTCACGTTGGTAGCTGAAAAGATCGAGCTCGATACGACCCGGAAACGCCAAGCTAAGGCTTTCCGAGACTTTATCAAGTGTGAGAAGGATGTACGCGAGTTCGAGTCGACTGTGAGCCCTGAACTTCTCAGGGCTTTCGGTCGTGTCTCTGACCTCCTTTGGCGTGATCTCTTTACCGAGGTAGATGAAAACATCTACCGCGGTGAGATCATACCAAGGCACGGTCCGGGCGCTACTGCTGACAAACTTAAGGGTAACCGGAAGTTTGTTCAGACGGAGTGGCCGGCTCGCTTGGAGAGAGTCTTCCCTAGCAGGGAGATGTTGATCTCTAACGATGTCAGCTTCAGTAATGAGCTGAACCGCGTGCACATCCTCGAACCCGGTGCTGAAAGACCTGTTAGGGTCATAACAGTACCAAAAACGCAAAAGACACCCCGAATCATCGCGATTGAACCTACTGCCATGCAATATGTGCAGCAGGGAATTCTCGAGCGATTCGTGGAAGGTATCGAGAGCCGTGACACGCTCCGTAACCTTATCGGTTTCATGGACCAGAGTCCTAATCAGATTCTTGCCCATGAGGGCTCCTTAAATGGGAGTCTTGCTACACTAGATCTTAGTGAAGCGTCCGACCGTGTCTCTTGTCTGCTTGTCGCGGTCATGCTGCGAAACCACAAACATCTAGCGATGGGTGTGGCCGCATCACGGTCAACGAAGGCAGACGTGCCTGGGCATGGCATTATATCCCTGTCCAAGTTCGCGTCTATGGGTTCAGCCCTCTGCTTCCCCATGGAATCTATGGTCTTTATGACCTGTATTTTCCTTGGCATAAGTAGAGAGCTTAACAAGCCAGTGACCAAGAAGATGATAAAATCATATCTTGGCAGCGTGCGCACGTATGGGGACGATATCATCGTACCCGTGCGTTTCGTGGATTCCGTTGTAGCGACCCTGACCGATTACGGTTTTAAGGTCAATGCTAGCAAGAGTTTCTGGACTGGAAAGTTCAGAGAATCTTGCGGAAAGTGGTTCTACGCGGGCGAAGAGGTAACACCAATTCGACTCCGCCAAAAACTACCTTCCCACCGGAGGAATGTCCCCGAAGTTGTTTCTACTGTCTCGTTTAGGAATCAGCTATATAAAGCTGGTGCCTGGCAGACGGTCCGATATCTGGACAATCTCTTGGAAAAGGTAATACCTTTTCCGGCGGTTGCTGAAACTTCTCCTGGACTAGGAAAGGTCTCCTTTCTTGGTTACCAAACTGAGAAATGGGATTTTGAACTACAAGCGCCCCTAGTCAAGGCACTTGTGGTCAAAGTGGTTCTTCCAGAGAATCCTCTGGACGGACCACCGGCCCTACTTAAGTTTTTCCTTAAGAGAGGCGAACAGCCATTCGCCGATCGGAATCACTTAGGACGTTCTGGACGCA